AAAAGCAGTAAAAGAAATACAGGAATTATTCGCGCGGGCGTTCGGGTAGAATGCCCGTTTTTCTATGAAAGGCAGGTGTGATGATGAGCGACAGCGTAGGAAGAATCGGGCTAGATTTAGAGGTGCAGTCTGATATTGAAAGGCAGATATCAGACGCCGCCCAGAAAATTGGTACCGGGTTAAAGGGTAGTTTTGAGAAAGCAACGGTGGGTGTAAACACTGAAAAAGTGTTTCAGGACATGGACGATCAGGTAAAGGGAACAATGCAAAACGTTACCAGCACAATTAATGCCGCCCTGGATAAGTGTTTCGGGAAAGCCGAGGCCGGGATTGATAGCTTAGGAGAACGTCTGGGCGCTGCTATTGAAAAGGCGCTTTCCCGGTTTACTGATGTTAATGCTGCCCCCGGTGCCGCAGACAACGCAGCTTTATCCGGTAAGAATATCAGTCCTGCAAAGCCGAGAGGACCGCCTATAAAAATGCCTACAATCAAGGTAGATGCCACTACTGGGATTCTTCAAAAACAGGCGGATCAAACAGAAGCGGTTATCAATAATTTAGGTAAGCAGATTGATGTATTTGAAGCAAAATTGGCGGGCTTAAAGGAATCACATGAACGCACTTTTAATGAATCTAAAAAATTAAAGATCCAGGAGCAGATTGTAAAAACAGAAGGAAGTATCATTAATCTGCAGGGGAAAGTTGAGGATCTGGGCGTACAGTGGGATGCTATCAACGGGAAGATCGATGAAATGGCAACTAAGGCAGCTAAGGCCACTGCGGCTATGGCCACCAAGGCTGCTAAAAGCCAACAGGTAAGAAACAACCAGGGATACAATGTGAAAGTACCACAGGTAAACCTAGCTCCTAAAGTAACCGGCCTGCAGAATATGTCCAGCAGCATTAATAATGCGAAAGCACAAACCATGGCGTCTGTCAACCAGATAAATCAAGTGTTTGCTCGTATCGGCACCGGAAATGCATTATACGGGATTAATTTCCTAAAAAGGGGTTTCGCGGACTTATTTAAAATCCTTAGTGGTGGCATCACCGGAGCTGCAAAGAAATTAACCAGCACTCTTGGAGGCTTATTCCGATCAGCGGGTAATGGAGGCATGAAGCTGCTGAAAGCTGCGGGGCAGATTACTTTTTTTGGAAGAACTTTGAAAAAGAGTGGTAACGACGCTTCCAGTGCACAAAGCGGAATGCAGAAGATGCTAAAAACATTAATGATCAATCGACTTATTCTTCCCATGGTAGTAAGCGCAATCCGCTCCATGGGTAAACATTTGATGGATTCCATAACGGCCAATGATCAATTTAACAATTCTCTGAAACAGATCCGCTCAAATCTGAATGTGGCATTTACCCCTATTCTGCAGGCTATTCTGCCGGCCATAAATATGCTCATGGCTGCGCTGGCACGTGTAACTGGCTATGTAGCTGCATTTGTAAGCCTATTGTTCGGTAGGACGCTGGCAGGGAGCGTAACGGCCACAAAGAGCCTTGCGGCGGCAAAATCGGCTATGGGGGCATATGGAAACAGCGCGAAGAAAGCAGCAAAGGACGCACAAGGCGTAAGTACCGGGATTGATGAACTAAATATTCTGAAAGATGATAGCAACAATGACAGCGGGGGTGGAGCAGGGGCGCCTGAAATAACTACTCCTGAAATTGATACAAGTCAGATGGATGCGATTGGCTCTGTTGCTGAAAAAGTAAAAAGCGTTCTAAATCAATTATTCAAACCTTTAAAGGATTCCTGGGATCAGGAGGGTAAGAATGTAATTGACGCTGCTAATTATGCCTTTACAAATGTCATTGGTTTGGTTAAGTCTATTGGATCCAGTTTTCTGGAAGTGTGGACAAACGGAACAGGAGAACAGTTTTGTAATAACATCTTGCGTCTTGTATCACTGATTTTTAATGTTGTAGGTGATATAGCCGGGGCATTTAAAAAAGCTTGGGACGAAAATGGGAGAGGGACGGCTCTTTTGCAGAGCATCTTTGACCGGTTAAATTCCTGGTTGGAATTGATTATTACGATAGGGGAATCGTTCCGCACCGTTTGGAATAATGGAACCGGGGAATCCGTAATTGCCCATATCCTGGAGATATTCACGAATATCAATAATATGATTACTAATATTCGGGATAATTTTCGGACGGCATGGGAACTTGATGGAACCGGAACAGCAGTTATTCAAGACTTAATGGATCTGTTTGACGGTCTATTGGGCTCGAGTGATAGAATTACCCAGTCTCTATCAGAATGGAGTAGGAATCTTGATTTCGCCCCCCTGATCAAAGCGTTTGAGCGCATTACCGCTGCCGTAAAGCCTCTGGGTAATAAATTAGGTTCAGGACTGGAATGGCTATTTAAAAATATACTGGAGCCACTTGGAAAGTGGGCGCTTGAGCAGGCAATCCCTGCCGCCTTTGATGCAATTACCGGGGCACTTGATTTCTTAAACAGCATTTTGGACGCATTGATGCCTTTGGGGGAATGGCTTTGGAATAACCTGTTAAAACCACTTGCCTCTTGGACCTGCGGAACCATAGTGGATATCATCAAAGGTATTACTGATGTATTTAAAGGTCTGAGTAACATTTTTAGGGAAATCGCAAACGGCACTGACTGGGGAACCATCGGTCAAATGTTGATGGAAGGATTGGTCAACGGCATTGTTTCTTTCGTGTCATGGGCCTGGGGGAAAATAAAAGAAATCTTCTCTGGTATCATAGATGTGGTAAAGGGAATTTTTGGTATTCATTCACCCTCTACGGTATTTGCTGAAATAGGTGGATTTCTGGTTCAAGGTTTCCTTGGTGGATTTACAGAGATGTGGAATACCGTGACAAGTATAATAAGCACACTTGTAGGACTATTAATAGACTTATTTTCGGGACTTGTGAATGGGATTATTCAACTGGTTTCTACTTTGTGGGATACCTGCCTAAAGCCATTCGCATCCTGGTTCACGGATACGATGTTGCCAGTAATAAAAAATGCATTGGATGGGCTGATTGCTGCGTTTGGTGTATGGTGGTCAGGGATCAAGGAAACCTTGTCTTATGTTATTGATGCCCTTAAAGGTCTAATTGATTTCATTGTTGGAATCTTCACAGGAGACTGGGAAAAAGCCTGGAATGGAATTAAGGAGTTTTTCTCTAACGTCTGGAATGCAATGAAAACGCTGGCAGAGACTCTGATGGATACGATTAAAATAGTGATAGATACAGTCCTTGCTGCAATAAAGGGTACCTGGGAATCCATTTGGAATGGTATAAAAACCTTTGTCTTCGATCTGTGGGATAACATTAAGAATAAGGCGGATGAAAGCTTCTCTGCAATCAGGGATAAGCTAACCGAAATCTGGGATAGTGTAAAAGCTACCATTGAGGAAAAGTGGACTGCCATAAAGGACTGGTTTGGAGAAATCTGGCAGAAGATTAAGGACGTATTTAAGCTGGATGAAATGCTAGAGATTGGCAAGGCTGTGATGAATAAGCTTTGGGACGGCATGCAGGAGGTATGGAAAGATGTTACCAAATGGCTCGACGATGTCGTGAAGTTAGTTGGAGAGGCATGGGACAAAGTGGTCAGCGGGGCAAAGAATCTGGTTAAAGGTGCTAAAGATGATGATGAAGAAAAAGAAGATAAAAAAGATAAAAAAGGATCCTCCGGTCCAGGAAGCAGTAAGGGTTATGTAAGTGGTGGTCCGGGAGATGTAAAAGGTCATGCAACCGGTGGTTTCCCGAAGTCCGGTAGCCTGTTTGTTGCTAATGAAAACGGCAATCCCGAAATGGTAGGAAACTGGGGAGGTAAGGCTGCGGTTGCCAATAACATGCAGATTACAGAAGGTATCACTAGGGCGGTGCAGTACGGCATGAGGTCGGCAATTGCACCACTGGCTGCAAGCATGAGTTCCATCGCCAGTAATTCAACACCACAGCTGTCCCTGGTTGGCACCTCTGGACGAAGTACCGACACGGCTGAGCTTGTCCAGGCTATGGCAAGTCAAGCAATGTCCACGCCAACCGAGAACATGTCAGAACACTATCTGTCCCTCATGGTGGACCTTCTCCGGAAGATCATAGAACTGATTGAGGCCATGGATTTGACTGTAAATATTGATATCAGGGAGATTAAAAAGAAACTGGCCGATCTGGACAAGAGAAGCGGTTTCTCTCTAAGAACAACTTAAGGAGGCGGTACACATGGCAGTAATAACAATCAATGGCCGGGAGTTTCCGTCTCCCGACATCGGAGGAAATTTGGTTGTTGCAACGAATGTGAGTGACGGAAAAAATGCTCTGGGGGAGTTTATAGGCCAGAGAGTGGGAAGAGATCAATATAAATTTGAAAACCTACAATGGAAGTTTTTAGATGCTGCCACCTGGGCAGCAATGCTGCAGGAGTTTGATAAATTTGTGGTGACGGCAAAGATCCCGGATATGGTACATAACCGCATGATGACAATCCGCATGTATCCGGGAAACCGGACGGCTACACCGATAGAGTTTGATAAAGACGGACTTCCCACCAAGTATATGGACTGCAAGGTAAATGTCATTGATTGTGGGGTGATAGAGTAATGCAGCCAGCAAGTCAGAAATATAAAGAACTGATGCGCCGTGAGTTCAGGGATCCGTTTTCATATATCCGCGTAACCATCGGCCTTATTAATCAGCAGGCCCAGGCCAGCGCTTATGTCCCGGATAAAGAAAACTATACCTATTACAGCAGTTTTAAAATGCCCCTGGACAATTACGAAGTTAAGGAGCTATATGCCACCTGTGACCAGGACTACACGGCGGTGGACGGCAGCATGTACTTCCTTCCAAGGGAGAGATCGGATGTGGTGCTCAATCAGGGCCTAGTCTCAAAGGATCTTCTTGGCCCTATAGAGATCCGGTTTCCGATTAAGTATGACATCAAAGGCTTAACGATTGAGTTTGGAAAAGCCTATCCAGTGAATTTTACGATAGAATCCGATAATAATACGGTGGAGATCACCGGGAACGAAGATGGTCACTTTGTCACAGAAGCGATATTTAACGGCGCCACGTTCCTGCGCTTTACCCCTTCGACCATGAAAAATGGTCAGAGCCGGTTCCGGATCCACATGGTAACTATGGGTATCGGTGTATATTTTGACAGCCGAAAGATCCTTTCAGCTACCAGAAGGGAGCACATCAGCCCTATTATGGAAGAGCTGCCGACCATTGATTTTAATCTGACCATAAATAATAAGGACCGGGCTTTTGATGTGGAGAACGTCGATAGCTCTGTAAACTTCCTGGAGATTGGTCAGGATATCACTGTTTTATATGGCCAGGAGCTTGATGACGGATCCGTAGAATGGTTTCCAGGTGCAACTGTTCAGCTGAAAGAATGGTCTGCTGATGATGAGCAGATGGAATTTTCAGCAACAGATCGGTTTGACGGCATGGACGGAACCTATTATAGGGGCTTATATCGCCCGGAAGGAATCAGCCTGCATGATCTGGCGGTTGATGTGCTTTCAGATGCCAAGGTGGATTCCCGGACCTATTGGGTCGATCCTTATTTAAAGACCGTAAAAGTTTCCAACCCGATGCCGGTTGTCGCTCACAAGGAAGCCCTGCAGCTGATCGCCAATGCAGGCAGGTGCATTCTCTATCAGGACAGGAGTGGCAGCATCTTTTTACGATCCAGCTTCATTCCAGATATGGGGGCCGATTCAGAAGATGGGACGGAGTACAGTCTGGCCGGGAATGTCTTAAAGCCGGGAAAGAAAGCGGAATACGCTTCCTACGCATCAGATTTTACGAGGGCGGATGCCAGTCAGTATTTTATCACTGAACAGGCCCCCTATCTGGATACCGGCTATGTTAGCCAGGCTATGAGTAGAGAGGACGGTACTTTTTTAGAAAACCCCCGTATTACAGTGCAGTTAGAAGCTTCGTTTACCTGTTTTGGAGTGCAATTCCTTTTTGGTGGAAATCCTCCGGAAGAATTTATTATACATACAACCCTATTCGGAGAACCAATGGAAGATATTACAATCCGGGAGATCAGCCAGGAAACGATTGTTAGCCGGGAGTTTAAAACCTTTGACCGCATGGAGATTGAGTTTACAAAGGCTCTACCGCATAACCGAATCTTGCTGGACTACATCGGTTTTGGAGACGTGACGGACTACCACTTAGAATATGGCCATGAACTGACCAAGACTCCGAAAGGTATCCAGCAGGCCAAGGTGCGAGAGCTGCAGGTGATCCGGACTATTTACAATCAAGCCGGGGAGAACAAAGAGCTGGCCAAAGAGACAATTGTAGTCACGCCTGCAGAAAACCGGTATACATTCTACTTTAGTAACGCTGCTTACAATTTGACATGCGCACTGACAGAGCCGCAGGAGGGGCAATCCGCGACTATAGTAGAAAGTAGTAACTACTTTGCAACCGTGGAGATTACGGGTGTTATCGGCGCGGTAGAAGCTGTTTTGACTGGCCGAGAATACACGACAAGCCAGGCCAAGGTAAGCAGGACACTAAATCCGACCGGTAGTCTGGAGACCTGGGAAAACCCCCTGGTATCTGACATGATCCATGCTGCTGACTTGGCCGACTGGATCGGTAACTACATGAAAGCGGATCGGGAGTATGAACTGCAGTACCGGGGAGAACCCCGCATCGATGCAAACGATCTAGCTTTTCTGGAAAACCGGTATATCCCCGATATGCTGATCCAGATCTATGACCATACCCTTAAATTTAACGGAGCGTTATCTGGATCAATCAAGGCAAGGAGGTATATGGATGTGGATACAACCTAAGATCTGGAAGAAAGAAGATCATTTTAATATAGAAGATTATAACCGGATCAAGAATAACCTTCAGGAGCTTCGGGCGCTGGCCGTTACCTTATATCCGGATTTTGCAATTAAGGAAATGGGGCCTGATAAGAGCTATCAGGACTAT